CTCCAGTCGCTCCGGCTCCAGTCGCTCCGGCTTTCCCCAGTCTCAACGCATTGATCTCATGGCTGTTTTCCTCGTCCCACTCTGGCTCCAGGCCGTGTGATGGGAAGTGTGTTGACTATCTGGTCAGCGGAAAGCGTATGCGTATCTGTGCGTCGACTCACGAGGCTCTTCCCCCAAAGGGAACTGTCTCTGAATTCGGCCGAAGCAAGGTAGGGATTGACTTTGTGAAGATCTTGACTAGCGAGTCAACGACCGAAGAGAAGGCACGAGAGATCTATCAGTATCTTTCTGAACGCAGATTGTTTGACGATGAAGGGCTTGTTGAGTCCTATCTGATTTCGATCTGTCCTGATCTCGCACCTGCGGAGTCCCCGGATTCCCCTGTGGAGTCCCCCGATTCCCCTGTGGAGTCCCCCGATTCCCCTGTGGAGTCGAAGACCTGGGCTTCAATCTCTCGTCCAATTCCGACGAAGAAGACGACGAAGAAGTCTGAAGGGACGGCTGTTCTTACTAAGGTGAAGCCGTCCCCAAAGGCTCAACCCGCGAGCAATCCCCGCAAGGGGGGTGTATCTGAATTCGTATTGAATGCATCAAGAAGGTGTGCATCCAATCGCCCGCCTCCCAAACAGTCGAAGGACTCTGATGCTAAGCCGGTGAAGGACTTTCGCGAGCGATGGGGCAAGCATATCGGTACACACATTGACAAACAACTGTCGTCAGTTCCGGATGCACGCAAGTGGATTCTTCATTTGATCGATGCTACCAAGATTGTGGTTTCCAAGAATATGGATATCGCCAAATTTGGCTATGCGTGGATGAACTTCGAATGGATGAACGATGTACTCGATGCAGAGACGTACGGGGAGATGGAAAAGGACGCGTGTCTCCATCTCGGAAAGCGTATCCGCGAGTACCTTCTCGAGGCAGGGATTTCTCAGACTCATCTGAGCGACCTCATGTTGTCATCTGGCAAGCTGGGCATTGATCGGGCAGTACATGCCGGAGGAGGTATTCATATACAGTGTTGTCTGGCGGACATCTTTCCAAGGATAGCTGCGGTTGTCATCTTTGGAGATCATTCAAACCTCGGAGAGATTCGTGAGGAGCTTGTCAATGCTCAACGTGAGTACAACCGAGTGTTCGCGGTCAAGGGGGTACCTGAGAAGATTACCTACACCAACCCGATCGAAGGTCACAAGTCGTGTTTCAATACGACAAAGACCAGTGTGGTCTTTTCGGTGATTAGCATAGTCGACCTACAGACTAGAGCTACCATGATTGCGTTCAAGGCTACTCACAACATCACTGTTCTTGTTGACAAAGTTTCTGTGACGGTCTGTTTCAATCATCCTCTCGAGGAAACAATTGACAAAGGGAGACCTAAGAAGCATCGGCTTTGCCGGGAAGACCGAGGTACAACAGTCAGGAACACCATCGACGAATCCAAGTTTATCGGTGTTGCGTCTGGAGTCCATGCTCCTGTTCACACCAGTCCTGATGTACTTGCCGAGGCGGTTCAGCAAGCCATCACGATTGCCGCAGATCGATTCTCTTTTCTCATGAGGACGCTCAAGGTTGTTCCTGACGAATGGTCGAGAAAAGGATGTGAATCACCTGATCAGGAAGCGTCAATCTGGGTCGAGGGATATGATCTTGAAGATTCTCTGTTTTGTCTCAAAGAGACGGAGCTGGCTGAATTGGAGGAGAAGTTGGACGATGCAACCGGCGTCGAGCACGATCAACTTTTTCAGGAAATTGAGACCTTGAGGGAATCTCTCCCTGGACTGCGACAGGCTGTAATCGCAGAAGCGGGCTTAAAGCCCACGATGATCAAGTGGAATCCTAGCATACCATCTGATCTGATCTGTCCGGATATCTCGTTCCGCCACACCTGCCACACAGGTGACTGTAAGCTCAAGTGTGAACAGAAGATGGACATGACACCGAGCGAGTGGCTCAATAAGCGTGCAGAAAAGAGTCGCCACAAGTGTGTCAACTGCACAAGCTCTCCCAAGTTCTTTTTCCCGGTCACTGGCGTGTCATCCAAGGGTAAGTCTGGATTTTTGTGTCGCAAGTGTGCGTTCAATACATCCGAGACCAATCTCAAGGCATCTAGGATTTGGGCAGATCTCAGCATGTCAAGTGTCAGTTTCGACCCAACTAAACTTCCCACCAAGGAGACCCAGGCTCAGTACGACGAGATCGTAGCCAGGATCAAACAGGAGTTTGTTGAGTTGTCAGATGCTGAGCTTGCTCTCAAGCAACTCAACAAATCGGCTACTCAGGCGAATAACGAGTACGATCGAGATCTTAGCGTGTTCAAGACTTGGAAGGAGAAGGAGGATCCCTCCCCCGAGACCCTCTACAATCGCAAGCTTGCTGAGGCTCGTGCTAGAGTGAGCTTCAGGAATCTCTCGGTTGCGAACTCCGAACTGAGAATTGCTCAATACAGGTGCGAGATTGCGCGTTTGAATGCTAATTTCATCAATCTCAAGTTGCGCAAGGCTCAAATCAAGGCTGGAGAGCCTACTGCGTTGGAAAGGTACCAAGCTGAACTGACGGTGAAGCAGGGTGAACTGAGATCAGAGAAGGATCTTTTCTGTGTCTTCAAACAGAAGGCAACAACGGCAGAGCAAGAGCTTGAGAAGACTTGGAAGGATCGCCCGGAGGCTCTGTCCGAGGTTCGCCCGGAGGCTCTGTCCGAGGTTCGCCCGGAGGCTCTGTCCGAGGTTCGCCCCGTCTCTTCACAGTCAACTACCTCTTCCAGGCCATGGTCTGAATTAATGGTGGACGACGATGAGTCTGAAGACGATGAGTCTGAAGACGATGAGTCTGAAGACGAATGAATCCCAGCAAAATTCAAATCACTCCTTGCTGGGAAATATGGAGTTGCATATCTTGAGGGTCCGCCGACCTCTAGATATGATCTTGACCTACATCAACCTCTGTAGACACCGGCGGGGTCTACAATTTTTAAATCCTTTAAACTCCGGAACCTATATGGTTCTACGCGAGAGTATAAGGTACTTTTTTTAGTTAGTCTTTACACATACAAAAAAATAAAAATAAAAAAACACTTAACCTTAAGTGTTTTTAAATTACCCAACGCATTATTTGAGAGGATGGGATTACCCAACATAATACCCCATCCTCTCAAATAACCCACCAATATTAATTCTTCCCTGAACATCATATCTATAATTCCTAATTTTTTGTTCCATAATCTTACCACTTTTAATATTGTGTAATATATCTTCAAAATTAATTCTTATAGTTCCCCATGATTCAAACATCAATCCTCGTTCTTTCAGAGTATGTATAAATTCTTGTTTCATTTCTAAATTTCGACTAATCCTGTCAATCATTGGAATTCTGGTTTTGTTATTATAAGGATTAATTTGTTTCTTATTTATATTATCAAACTCTGGAAAGGTGAAAATATGTGAAGCCTTAGAATTATAAAATAAAATAAAATCGTCAAAATTATAATCTATTACTCTCTCATATAATAAATCTACAAAATCTTCGTTTGAATCAAAACCATTAGAAATAGTAACACCAAACGATAATGAGTCAAGGATAGTTTTATTTCGTTTATTCAATTCTAATAAATAATTGTCTAGACCTTGTTGCTCTATTTTCTCTATACATTTACTTATATTTTCCCAAGATGGAATACCACAAGAAATAACTGGATAACCCAACAAAAAGGCAGATATTTTGATCGGTAAAATAGATAATAACCAACCAAGTTCGGTCTTAAAAACCATATCAGGTTTATAAATCAAAGGATGAATATCTAGAATTTCCAAATATTCTTTGAAAATAATCTGGTAAGGGTATTGGTTAAATATATTTTTGGTTACAATTTCTAAATTAGGCATTATACATTTTTCAAAATATTGAGGTGCTTTTTCCTTTAAAAAAATCAATCTATCTTTAATGGGAATTATGTCTTTATACATTCCTGGTGAATATTTAAAAGAAGGGTTGTAAAAATAAGTATCTAAATAACAATCAATAATATCAAGATTAAGTTGTTCTCTGTTATATATAAATTTCCATCTTGGTTTCCATTCATTATCCTTAAATGGACTGTTGAAATTTAACAATACATCTTGCCCATGAATGAATGGTAAATAATCATAAAAATAACTTCCAAAAATATTGATTAAATCTTGATTATCATAACTAATCATTTTAGAATCTAAATCTGATAACATAGAATAAATTGAAATTATAAAATAATCTTTATCACAATTTGGTTTAATATTAATAAATCTATCATTAATTTGATAATATGTCTCACCGAGTACAACATAATCTTTATATAATTTAATTAAATTTTTATAACTTTCAATATCATTTAATACGTCAACTTCTCTGGCAGAAAAAAGAGTTTTGAAATTTTTATAACATCTCCATGAAAAAGAAAGGTCAAATTCTGATTTTTCGAAGGAAAGTTTAGTAAGATCTATTTTTTTAATTTCTCTTAAGGAAAATCCCAACTCTAAGTTTCCATATAAAAAAGTCTCTTTCAAAAAGGCATCATCCATTTTATTATGGAGGTAGAACGTTTTACAAATGTCATACTAGCTATATTGATCATTATTTTAATTGCGGTTAATATACTGATGGCATTAACAATCAATGGTGATTTACTTAACAAAAGAGGAGGCGAGAATAAAGGAGATGTTATATCCTCAGATTACTTTTCAACTATTAATCCATGGGGTGATACAAGTTATACTAACACACCCAACCCTCTAGGAATTGATACCTCTGTATGTAATTGGTTTACATATGAAAATGTTTATAACATTACCAAAAATCCTAATATTGCCAACGCATTTTCTGATTTTGAAAATGGGTTTTCTCATCTTTCTCCAGCTCAATCCTGTATTGATCAAGATCAGATAGTGTTTAGAACTGCCACTAAAACATGTGATGGTACTGGAACTGCTGATTGTATTGGAGCTCAAGGAGAAAGATACAATCGAAACACTGTTCAAAATTTTAATAGTTCCTGTGGAGGAAAAGATTTACCAGCATGCGACAGTACTACTGGAAGTCTTACATTCAATTTTTTACAAGATTTTATAACATCGGACGGAGGTACTGTTGATTTAGCATCTATAGATTCGGGGACTAGATTTATGACCTTTAGTAAAATTTATGTTTCTCAATCAACATATAATAAGATTGCATCTAGCGAAACCAATCAATTTTATATAAACGAAGGAGGATTATTCCAACCCAGCCTTGTTCTTAATCCAAAAAATGACGAATATTTCCCTTTGATCAGATTCTTGGGAAAACAAGATTCTAATTTCAAACAAAATATCAAAATAGTCAGATATTCTTTTCAACCTTCAGAAGATAAAACTAAATCTGGGTCATATATTTCAGATTCTCAAGGTCCCTATGGAGAAATTTTATTTCGCCCCCAACAATTATATTTGGATATTAAGATTAATGAAACGTCTGGTCAGTTAACCAATGGAGGGTTTAGTATCGTTACAAACGATCTAAGCGGAATTCAAAATCAATATCTAGATGCTGATGTAATTAGAAAAATTTTAAGCGGTACTAGTTATTATGGAGATACTTGTACCGCTATTGTAATCGGAGGGGTAGCTACTGTTACTATATATAAAGCAGGTACTCATACTTATTCAGGAAATGAAGTATTAAGTATTCAAAATGATGATTTAAGCGGAAGTCCTCTTCAAATTAAAGTAACTAAAACTGTTGATTATTCAAATTATTTTATTTTATCTCAAACCTCCAAGAAATGGTTACTGATTCCTCCTATGGATATTGGAGGGGGTCAAATTATTCCCAGAGAAGATCGGACTTCCAGAATGAGATCTATGAATAAACCACTTGATCCTGGTTGGTTAAATTATCTCTTTAATCATTATACCGGACACTCTCCTAGAAGAGATGGAAATGAGACACTTTGTTTTGGAAAACTCCCCTCACCAGATCCACAAAACTCAGAAGTTTTTGGAGAACTTTTATATTCTGGTGGAGGAAAAGATTTGAGTGTTAAGGAAAAGGATCAATATTTATTTAGAAATTTTAAACAAAATATTTTTGGTTCAAATGATTCAGATCTCAATCCCAGAAATAATCCACCTGGATTTGGATTCTGGTGGGATATGGCTGAAAGAAATCAATATGCTGTGGGCGGAGTTATAGATAAAGATACAGGAAAAACTTTATCAACCAACGCTTATTTTGAACAAAATTTAGGGTCTATAGCATCCCCGCTATATCCAGATAATTATGTTGAAAATTCATTAGTAGCAACTAATAAAGTTAAAGGAAGTGTAGATAATACTAGTTCTGATTTTTTTACATTATATGGTTATCGAGGAGATAAGAATGATAGTCCTACTTGTGGTGTTGGTAGATGTCCTTATTTCAAATGTAGTATTTCTTATTGGATATCATACCCCAAAAATCCACCTACGTCATACACTAAAACATATATTGATGGAAATGTGACCTGGAACATAGTTAATAATAAATCACTGATTAATGTTTTTGGAATAGAATATTTTTCCCAAGCTACCAATCAAGGAGGACCCATATCAGATTTCAATATTATCAATAAAGGCAACGGGTTTAAGAGTCCTCAAACAGGAACAGTCATATATATTGATTGGGGATTTTTCTCTATCAATAGTGGAAATATTCCTCAATCTGGAACATATAAAAATATAACACTTGTAGGAACTAGTTCCAATTGCAAAGTAGATATTACTGTTCAACAAGGAACTATTTCTGGGGTAAGTATTGTTAATCCTGGTAGTGGTTATAGTGATGGAGAAAGTTGTTCAGCTACTATTCAGGTTAGTTCTACTGAAAATTTAAAAATTGACAACTTAGTAGTCTTAGTTAGTGATAGCGATTATCGTTATGTAGCTATTCCAACAGATATTGATGGAAATCCGCTACCCCCAACCTCTACAACTTCTATATTTACCTATGGATTAGTGATTGATCCTTCCAAGGTAAAAATAGTTTCTGGTCAATTAACTCTTGGAACTAATAAACCTCAAAATAGTATTTTGTACGGAGGAACTGGGTATACAATAGGCGATAATATTCAAATCGATCAAGTAGATCAAGATGGAATTAGTGCAATAGTTGGAACTAAAGCAATAATAAAAGTTAGTAATGTTTTAAACTCAAATGAACCAGTCAGAGTACCTAGTTTATATTCTTCCAATCTCCAAAATCCAATCCCAGATGATTTCATAACTTACAATTTTTATAAACAAGATCCTAATCTTGAAGATAAACAACAACCTGTGTATAATCAATCTCCGCAACAAATAGGATATATTCCACCTAGTTTAGAAAAAGATATTAATCTTGTTATTACTACAGGAGGAGAAGATCAATTTAAAACTTTTTTATTTACTAATTCTCCTGGAGGTATTTTGAGTTCAGTGAATATGTTAACACTTCAATTTCCTAAGTTAAATTATAGACAAATATATAATGATCCAGCTAATGGATCTGTTCAACCTAGTAATGTTATCAGTAGCAATGATAGTTTAACCGTTGGAAAATTTATTCCATACACTAGTTTTAGTTCCGCTAAAAGAAATAAAGAAGATTTATTTTATAACTACGATTTATACACTACAAATGATGTTCGTTTTATTCCAAATTCAATCACTGATATTTATATTAGAAAATTTTCTAAAACTGGGAAGAATGCGGTTCCTACTTTTTAATATTGATATAAAATGGACATCAAAGACTTGATCAATACTTTCTTTTTTCTTATTCTGATCATGTTAAATAACTATCTTTATGAATTATTCCCTAGACAATTAAATAATTATCTTACTGATAGTATAATTGTTAAACATCTTCTTATAATTTTTTTAATATATTTCTCACTCCAATTAGTTGATCAGGTTAGTGAAAAATCTCCTTTTGAAAAATTTTATGAAAGTTTAATTGTATATGTTTTTTATATATTTTTCAATAAGAGCACTCTCTATCCAAGTATTTTGATTATAACTCTGTTAGCTACAAATTATGTTATGTTCCAACAACAAGAATATTTAAGATATAAAGGTCAAAACCACGATCATCTTAATCAACCGATAGAGATTATCAATTGGACTGTTTTAGGTATAGTAATAGTCTCTTCTTTATTATATCTCAATAAACAGATAACGGAGAAAAAAGAATTTAGTATTACTAAATTTATTTTTGGAACGAAAATTAATTCAAAGAAAATTAATTATTCTTTGAATTAAGTTTTAGATCTATCCATAATCCCATACATATCCAAAGTGTTTCTGAGATTTTCCAGACGAAGATATTGATCTACATCCTCTGTTCCAGCAAAAAAATCGCTTTGATTAAGACAATCCCAGCTACAAAATACACCAACCCATCCTCCATTTTTAAATGGATATCTAAGTGCATGGGATTTGTTTAAAATAGTTTTTTTACATATATCACAAGTACCGCTAAACCAATTTAAATCATCTCCTTCTCGACAATAACAATTTAACATTCTGCATGGTCCAATCTCATTTAAATTGTAGGGACAATTTTTATCCTCGAATCTATTCTGAGGACCAAAAACTCGATTGGGGAGAATTTCGTCTCGTGGATCAATCTCTAAAGATGAAATAGAACTAAGATAAGTTTGAATAGTATCTCGAATATCAAGATCAATCTTTTCTTTTACAAATGTTCCTTCTCCGTTCCCCTTGTCAGGGGTAGAAGGTGTAAAAGAGTAAAAAATATCAGTTGCTTCGTCTAAAAGAGATTGATAACGTTTATCTGAAACTTCTCCTCCTGCAGAAACAGTAGTAAGAAGGGATAAATTTTCTCCGTCTTGAACATTAACCCAGGGAGGTGTAGGGGCTTCTGTTAATTCTCCTATCGAAACAGTTAAAAAATGTTCAGCATCATCAACAGGAATTTTGGTTTTCTCAGAAAGATTAGAAATTTCTTTTTTCAAGAATTTCATTTCTTCTGGATTTAGTTCCTTATCGAAAATTTGAAAAAGAGAGGTATAGAAAACACCGAAATTCTTTACTGTTCTTTTGAGTAAATAAGTTTTAATAATGCTTTGATAAGTCCCATGAACTTGAATATGATTCCAGATATTCTTTATCTCTTCTATCGTGAGGTGGTACCCAGTAATTATTTTAACAAAAATCAAATCTATATCCTCGGTTTTGAATAATTCCTTTAATTTATCAAGGGTAACTCCTGGTGAATATTTGAGTTTTGATATCTTTATAAGTTCCTTCTCCATTTTTAAGATCTATAATATTATAGATCTTTTTTCAATTTAGGAAATTTTTAACAATTCCTTCTATTTCTTTTAAATCTGATTCGTCATTCCAACTTTGTCCAGGATCAAACTGAGAAAATTTTTTAACTAAAGTAGCCAAATATGGAAAACAAGCCGGAATAATAACATCTTCCTGTTCAGCAGTATATACAAGCATATCTTTAATTAATATAAGCGGTGAAAAATGTCCAAACTGGGTCAAAAGCTCATTTAATATATCTTGAGGAGGAGGATTATCTTCAAAATACTTTAGAATTTTATAAAGATCAACTAATTTTTCTCCATTTTTTGAATGAAGATAATGAATACAAAAGGTACTAAAATATGGGAAATTTATTATTGTGGTATCTTTTTCAATCCCAATTTCATCCGTTTTATCTGAGATATAGATCATGATAAGGTCGTCTCTAAGGTATCCGATTTCTGGCATAACCTGCGATACTTATGCTATTTTTATTGTTAAAAGATAAGATACATTTTCAATTTCTGACAAAAGAGAAATCGATTTATAAAATTAAAAGTTATATATAAATGACATATACATTTATAGAAGTTTGCTCGGGATGTGGAGGCCTGAGCAAAGGATTTATAGATTCTGGGTTTAAACCCATTTTATTAAATGATAATGATAAACATTGTATTAAAACTTTACATTTAAATCACGCTAAAGTTGAAATATTTGAAGGAAATATGGTTGATATTAATTTAGACGAATACAAAGATAAAAATATTGATATTTTAATGGGCGGAGTTCCATGTCAATCTTTTTCTCAAGCAGGTAAAAGAAAAGGTATCAAAGATGATAGAGGAAAATTGGTACTTTATTTTATCAAAATGATAGAAATTTTAAAACCAAAAATATTTTTAATAGAAAACGTTAAAGGTTTGGCTACTCATAATAAAGGAGAAACACTGAGTTATATTTTAGACGAGATTGAAAATATAGGTAATTATAATGTTAAGTATAAAATTTTAAATGCAAATGATTATTCTGTTCCGCAAAACAGAGAAAGACTCTTTATAATTGGAGTCAGAAAAGATATTGAAAAAGAATTTAAATTTCCAAAAAAACATATATACAAACCTGTTCTTAAAGATGTCTTGTTAGATTGTCCTGATAGCCAAGGAATCTTATATAGTAAAGAAAAGAAAAAATTAATGAAATTAATTCCTCCGGGCGGATGTTGGGTAAATTTACCAGTCGAACTTCAAAAAGAATATATGGGAAAAAGTTTTTATTCTGGAGGTGGAAAAAGAGGAATTTTGAAAAGATTAGATATGGAAAAACCTTGTCTTACACTCTTAACATCTCCTTCTCAAAAACAAACAGAACGATGTCATCCTATCAAAACCAGGCCTCTTCAAATTTTAGAATATGCTAGAATTCAAACTTTTCCAGATAGTTATAAATTTTCAGGATCTGTTAATCAAATATATAAACAGATAGGTAATGCAGTTCCAGTTAAATTAGGAGAAGCTCTTGCTAAGAAAATTTTTATTTTTCTAGAGGATACATAATATTTCTTGTATATTCTAATATATCTTCTGTATAACTGGTAAAGATAAGATCTAATAATTTTACTCCTTGAATTTTTTCAATTTGAACTTCATTATGGATTATTTTTTCTTCTAATTTAGAACAATTAACAATACCTAATATACACCTTGTTTTTGGATATTTTTTCTTATACTCGGAAAGTTTATCATAAACTGTTTTTTGGCTATTCGAATTACAAGTATTATATTTATTTTTAATTTCTAATATAATTGAATTATCTTTTTTTCTACAATCTAAGCCACTTTTATGTCCTATTCCTAAATTTTCCCAACCTCTCAAATAATGATTTGTGCAATATCTCCTTCCTTCATATGTCTTTGTCTAATTTTTCTATATGTTTTTCAGTGTTACAACCTAGGATAGTTTTTTCATGTTTATATGGTTTTTCAAAAGAGTTGATTTTTTTCTCTATTATCTCTTTTATATTTTTTTATAATTTAGGATAATATCTTCTGATGTTATATTACATTTTTCAAGATCACTTATCAGTTTATCAAAACTGATAAGTGATAAGATCACTTATCAGTTTTTCCATTTAAACTTGAATACATTATTTATATTTTCAATTTTTGGATATATAAATGTTATCTATCATTAAAATAAAATATATACTAAAAAGATGGATGATCGAACCGAGGTGGAAAGTAATACAGATGTTCTCAAGATTATGAATATTGCTTTTAGAAATGAAAGGAGAGATAAGATTGATAGTGAAATAAATGCAGTTATTAAACTATATTTAACCGCCGATGTTAGACGAGGAGACGAACCTCTTTCTAATGCTTTCTCTGTTTTCTCTAATTATCTTAGATTAATTATGAGACGAAAACTACTTAATCCTAACTATGTTATGTCTTCCATTATTAAATGGGCTAGACCAAATAGTATTTCATTATTCTTGCTTGGAATGGTTATTCGAGAAGGAGCCAACCCGAACGTTTATTTAAACTATCCAGGGAAGGGTAATCTTCATGTCCTGGCCTGGATGGCAGCAGTTAGGGGACCGGCTGATCCAATGTATCAATACATGGCTACCGTTCTCAGAATGTTAGGTTCAGATATCTATCGTCCAGCTCTTCGGTTTGAAGGTGATTCTAGTGATGTAGACGTTAGAGTATTAGAACAAGCTTTTGAGGATACTGGAACTGATGATTCTTATTATTATCGAGCTGGAATGAACGTAAATGATTATGTAGCTCAGAATGGATATATCTTTGAAAAAACAGTCACTAGTTTTTTAAACAGTATGAGCGATGAATGGCTTTTGGATGTGCTGGTCGCTGCCGACGATGTGGTTAGATTTAACTCAATTACCAGCGATGATGCTAAGAAAAATGAATGGAAATATATTTCTTCTGTTCTGGATAACCCAATCAGTTTAACCAGATTTATCATTGATTTATCAACGGCTTCAGCTGAAAATATTGTAACTACTATGGATGTTAAGAGATATCCGTTATTAGCGGAAACCATCAATGGTCAATCAATTCCTCTGTTTGCTGCTAGTGCTTCTTGTGATCAAGATATGTTTAATTTATTTATCAGAAAAGGAAGCAGTATTAAATATATAACTATCAATGCTATTATTAGTTTTTATAAAATATTTAGAGGTAGAGAGATTAAATTGGCTGATAATTGTTTCAATATGTTGAATGATGCAGTCAAAATCGGAGCCGATATTGATCAATATCAATTTGAATTTTTTGTTTCAGTAGCAGATTACGGGGAAATTGAGAAGATTATAAACAGTTTTCAAACCCCAAAATGGAAAAAATTATGTAGTGTTAAGAAAAATGTTTATTCCGATGGAAGACCAGAACTTCGTCAAATCGCATTTAATTTGAATCTTGATTATTCTATGGACGATGAGAAGATTTGTAATAAATTAGAACAAATCGCAAATGTTGGTGTTGATCAATATTTCGAGAGTGCTATTCGTCGTCAAGAAGAACGAGTTGCGTTGGATGTAGAGGGACCCACTGCCTTTTTAAGTTCTGGGGTTGGCAAAGTTAAATCCAGGTGTTCTGCAAAATCTATGGTTCTCAAGAATCCATACGCATATAATGATGCTAGAATGGCGTTTTATAAGGATCCAAAAGATGGAGAAGTTTATTGTTTTACCTCAGATACTTTTGATTCTCTTATCTCAACCAGGATTAATTATTATAATGGTCAAAAACTTCCTCAAAAATTTTTATCTACAATCAAATCTCAATTATCCACGCTCAAGGAAATTGGAGTTTACGAAACTAATGAGAATATTAAAGATTCTCTTAAAGAAGTTTATAGTCGTTCAGTAATTAATAATAAAAAGACTGATCTTCAATATAATACTGTTATGAAAGTTTTGGGAATGTATGGTGTTAGCCAAGAAAGGTTTGAAAGTCTTCGAAGTGAAACTCTCAAGGATACTATTTTAACCGATATCGCTGGGGTTAGATTAATTAATTTTGATGTAATGCCTATGGTTTTAAAACAACGAACTACTACTAGAGTTTTATATTCGTTAGCCAAAAATGATACTCCAGTTAGTCGATTAGATGGACAAATCAGTGATGATCTGGGTAAGGATTTATTTATTTTAATTGCCAGGGCTATTTCTGGAGATGCTCCTAACCTGTTGGAATATTTAGATTATGTTGAAAATCCAGATAATTATGATGAAGAGGGAAATAAATTACCTGAAGATTATATGCCGAATGATTATAGTCAAATCATGGGTAAAAATTTTTAACTTTATTTATTTTATATTTATAATAATATAAGATAATTTTATCACCAACCAGTGAATACGAAAACCCCTACATAAGACAATGCGCCTACAATAGGATTTTGGTATATATAACGTTGAGCATATTTAAGAGCATTTTTTCTATCATCTTTGAAAAAATAAAATTCTACTAATCTATGAGTAGATGGAGCGTATCCTGACAATGACGATTCTTCTAAAATTTTAATTGCTTTTCCATAATGATTATTACCGATCAAATTTATTCCTAGGTTATATTTTCCAACTACCGAACCTAAATCTGAAGCGTTTTGATATAATTCAGTGGCTTTTTCTTGGTCAGGATCTACACCATACCCATATTGATAATAATAGGCAAGAGCGTTAGTAGCTTCAGGATGACCATTAGATGAAGCTCTGGCTGCGGCTACAAAAGCAAGATGATAATTACCATCATCGAAATATAGTTTTGAAAAATGAAATTCTTGTTCGGGAGTATTCATCTTTTCTCTTTTTTCATTTTCATTTTCTCTTTATTTTTTCAATTTTGTTTTCTATTTTTTTCTATTTTTTTGTAAGCAATATCTTTTCTGATATAATCAGGATTGTCTCTAAATTTCTCAATAGTAACTGCAATCATAAATCCGATAAAAATAATATAACCTGAGTAGAGATTAAGATATAACGTAGTTCCATTAGCTGTTAATTCGGACAAGAAAATCTCATTATAAACCATATAACCTGACAATAATGATACAAATAACATAGCAACTGTAAAATTACTATATTTATCATATCCAATCCCCCATAAAATATTAGTTAAAACCAGGAACATAGACATGTAAAAAATATCATCATTGTTTATGGTATCTGCCAAATAAATAGTATAGCCAAATAAAAAGAAAGAAGCTATATAGATAGCTAAAATAAATGGAAATGGTAAAGCGAATATATAATCATCGGTTCTAATTCTAAAAATAAATGGGTCAAATAGATTAACAAAAATTAGAATAGATATTGGATAGACCAATGAATCGATTTTATCGTCCATATTTTTTATATATAAATATTACTTTTTTGTACCGAAATTGATTTTTTTAATAAATTTTGTTAAAAAATCAATTTACAAGATGGAAGAACAACAATTTGTTCTGAATTGTCTAGATGGAAGGATGGCTGTGGATGACTGTCTTATTGGCCAGTGTACTACCCTCAAAAATATAAAGGATGATTTGGATGAAGGACATAGAGAAATTCCAATGAAGAATATCACTCTTGAAACATTGGAAACTATAATATTTTTTCTTGATCATCATCAACGTATTGATCAGGAACCAGATCTAGAGAAAAATCCTCTCGATGAGTGGGATGTAAAATTCCTTGACGAGTGTAAATCAATAAAAGGAAAGATTTCTACAATGGCCAATGCAGTAGATTATCTAAACTACGATTTGATGATGAATGTTATTGGTAAGTATGTTGCTGATGTTGTCAGAAATACCAACCCAGAGGACATCGAGTCTCTGCTTGAATTGTAATCTATAATATAATAAAATTATATTATAAAAGATAATAGAGATGGAATGTATTTATAAAAGTAAAATAAAATTAAAAGAATATCAAAAAAAAGTTATATATTTTTTAAGTTCTCGAAAAAACCGAAGTTTATTATTAGTTCATCCAACTGGTTTTGGAAAAACTCTCACAGCAGTAACCTATGCCCAATGTTTTATTAATAATTTTCCAGACCAGGAAGTAATCGTAATAACCCCAGCTTCTTTAGAAGGAAATTTTAAAAAAAATATGATTAAATATGGTGTATCTCCAGAAGATACAGAAAAATATAAAATTTATTCTTATCAGAAAGTTCAAAAAGAATATAAAAATATTAAGGCAAAGGGAAATTTAATCATTGTTGATGAAGTTCACGAACTAAGAAATATGAGTTTGGGATCTCAAAAAACTGGACTTAGAGCTAAAGCAGTCCTTCATCTATTATATCAGGCTAAGAAAATATTACTTATGACCGCTACTCCTTTTGTTAATGATATGAGTGATTTAATTTCAATGACTAATTTAGTACATGGAACTGCCTTGATTACTAAACGATCCCAAATCAAAACTGTAAATGATTTTATTCCTTATCTTCGTGGGTTGGTAGATTACGTTAAACCAATTTTTGATAGTAATTTCCCTAAAATAAACGAGCATATCATCAAAATTAAGATGGAAAAAGATTATGAAAAAGATTATTGTGAATTAATTCGAGGCCAAATTGTTAACGAATCAGTGTTCTCATCTCCAAGTTCTTTCTATAATGCACACCGAAGAGCAGTCAATAAAATTGGAACTGGTAAAGAATATTTTTCGATGAAAATGAAGAAGGCGATTGAAATTATTGGAGATGACAAAGCTATGATTTATAGTAATTGGTTATCTTTTGGCCTGGATCCAATCTCTGATGCCTTGGAAGAAGCCGGAATTAGTTCTGAGGGGTATAGCGGAAAAATTTCAAAACACGAGAAGGATCAAATAATTGAAGATTTTAATGACTACGAATTTCAAGTATTAGTAGTCGCTCCTGCTGGGAAACAGGGGTTGGATTTGGTTGGTGTTCGTAAGGTAATTGTGATTGATCCGGTCTGGCACCCATCTGGGATGAGACAGATAAAAGGTAGAGCTGCTAGATACGGTTCTCATTCTCATCTTCCTAAAAAAGACCGAGTAGTTGATATTTATTATATGATTTTAGAAACAGATGTCTCGTCTCAGAAAACAGGATGTTATTCTGGAGATTCAATTGTATATCAATTTATTGAGAAGAAAAAGGTATTAGAAGAAAGTGTTAATAAAATGTTAGAGAAGATAAGTGTATAAATTTTCTCCAGTTTTAAGATGAGGACTGCATGGATCGTTCCATCCAGCCATTTGTTTAGATACTCTTTTTAATATTTTTCCATAACTTCTATTTCTAACAACCCCCTCCCCACGTTCAAACATCTCTCCTAAAAAAAGGATAGATGAACCTACCTCTGGATTTTTAAGAAATAATTTAAAAGCTTTTTTACTTTCCCATTTTCCACCAAAACCAGTTCGGTATAAAACGGCTAAAAAATAACAAGCTCCTTTAAACTTGTATATTTTTTCTCCTAATTGTTCTAGCATTTCCAGAGAATCTTGGTATTCATTATTTTGTTTATATTTAATAGCTAAACAAATTTTAATATAATCTATATTTTTGTTATCACTACGTTTACAAATTTCTTTAAATCCAGATATAGCCTGTTCGGCTGTTGTCAAATAACTGGTACGACACATTGGACAGTTAAAATTTGTTTTGTGATATATATTTAAAAAACAATTTCCACATATCATTGTTCCACAGCAATGACATATAGTTGAGTTTCCATAATCACATGGAAGCGTATAGCATATAGGACAACTCATTTAGTTTTGACAATTTATTTTATCTAACCATTCCTTTAAGAATTTTTTGGTTATCTGACAAGCTAATATAGAGCTTAAACTGGTACACCTTCTCCGTTTAAATACATATAAAAATATGAAATAGGTTCTCCGTATTGGAAACCTATCGCAGTTGAGTATTTTTTCATGGCTCGATAACAATCTACCAGAACCTAATTCATATGCTCTGGTTAAATATTTAATTCCTCTTTCCAAAAAAGTTTCCTTATAATTTGGTTCCATATCTTTTAAGGTTTCCAATTCTATTTGATTACCATATAAATCAGAATATTTTACCTATGAAAAGAATAATAATTACCTAGTTCAATTAATATTATCAACATACGATCCTTCCAGATACATAAGTAATCCAGATGTTAAATATTTTCTTCATAACCTGCCATCTTATTGTCTCTACAAACTGGACAAGTATAATTTTTAGGAACACAACATCTACCACCACATTGAAAACATAATATATACATTCCTTCATCACATTCTTCTTCCAAGTAAGATATCGAGGATCTTTTGGATCCTCACTTATTCTTCCAAGTAAGATAATCGAGGATCTTTTGGATCCTCACTTATTCTTCCAAGTAAGATAATCGAGGATCTTTTGGATCTTGTTTGGGAGACCTCTTTATCTTAATCCCATCATCTATACAATCTTTTTTATGTTCTTCTCGGTCAAATTTTTGACATATCCTAGAACAATAATAAACCTTTTTGTGTCTTCTCTCTTCCCGCAACCTCGATTATATGACCAGTCATCAATTTTACTCATTTTGTTTTTGATCTGAAAATGAAAATAGTTTCAAAAACAAATTCGTTTTTGATCTGAAAATGAAAATAGAACTTGAAAATTCCACCCAAAATTGGGACTATACAGAATTATCCAAAATGTTTCAAAGAAAGAAGAAAGAAAAAATATTATTTAAGTCGTATGATTTTATCACTGAAACTGAACACAAAATTCCTGCTTCTAACTTAGCATATTTTTATAAGGGGTATTCTCTAGCACTTCATAATAAAGATAAAAATGAATGGAATCAAGCTCCTATTTTTGGTCTAGGAGAAGATCTTGGAGAAGAGAAAAGCTGTCCTCTGATTACTGAATTTGAATTCAAGTTTAGTGATAAGAATAAGAAAAATGAATTAGATGATCAGATGGAAAATGACGAGTTTTGTAAACAAATTATCACTATTCATCATAGGTTAATCAGAGAATTTTTTATACTTTCATATCAGCAATCTGAACTTTTGGCTGTAGTTTGTAAAAGTAGATTGGTTCGGCATGGACCAATAATTTTGCTACAGGTTAGATTTCAATTTCCATATTGTCGTTGTCCTAGAGATTTATTTAAAGGAAAAATGAGAACAAGACTACTAGAACTTTTGGGGGAATTGGATACAGATAGTTTATTTTATTCTTCCCCAATCACTGAGGAAGATGTTGAAAAAGAATGGGAAAATTACCTTGCACCAGTTAAAGATATTTATCCTCTTATGGGGTCCAGTGAATCTAGCGATATTCCTCCTATCATATATGACGGAATTTATGGTGTTGAAGATAATGGAGAAATTTATATACAAGATCTTTCAGAAACTTATTCTATCGATAATCACCAATTTTTAAATGAAAGATATTTGGGCGACGAAGAGATCACTTTCAAAGATCATGGAGACGATTATCAAGTAGCTATCATTGGTCTTCCTATCTTTTTATCGGTGTTTTTTGGTACTAAAGACTCTAAGTTAAGAAGTAATAAAAAAAATAAGAAAGATATCGATGAAGGACTTGAAGAATCCGAAAAAGAAGGAGAAGGAGAGAAAGAGGAACCAAGAGGGTATGACGAAAATTCTTCCCAAGCACCTAACGATACTAAAGAAGAATATGAAGATATTACTCCATACGAATTATTTATAGAACTGGTCGAATGTCTAAAAACAAAACGTTTCAATACTGAGATGTTTTTGTTGGATATCGGGAAATGTTTGTTTAATATTTTCGACGGAGAATTAGAAGGATTAACTATTTGGGCAAAGTATACCGAAGAAAGGAGTGAAATTTTTGATTATAGTTTTTGTAGCGAAAACTACCCCTCTTTTGAACACGAAAATTATATTACTGTAAAAACTATTGGCTGGTATGCTAGGGAAGATGATATGGAAAAATATAAAGATATACATGAAAAATATTGTTTACCTAAGATGAAATTAGCTATATCCAGAGAAACTTTCCCTCATGTTTTGGTAGCTCAAGCGTTTCATCGCTGTTTTTGGTTAGATTATATCTATGCTGGAGGCAAAAATAAGACCTGGTATCGTTATAGACGACATCGTTTGGAAATAATTGATGACGACGAGGCTATCCGAAGAGACATTACTGAGAAATTTATTCCTTTTTTCGACGAATTCAGAAATCAGTATATGGACGAAAAAAGTCGTACTAATCGAAAATTAGGATCTTCCGAACAAGCCAGAAGTATGAGTCGAGATTTTGAAAAAACCATTAAGATGATTGGAATTTTGATTGACAAACTTCTTTCAGATGGATATAGAAATGCATTGATGAGAACCATTAGAGAATATTTTTTGGATGAAGGATTTCCAAATAAAGTAGATACTAACCCTAATCTTCTTGGTGTTTCTAATTGTGTGATTGAACTTATTCCTAGTGGTGCGTTTGCTCGAACTGGAAAACCAGAAGATTATATTACTAAAAGATGTGGTGTTTCTTATAGATCAGAATATGATTATAATCATAAAGATGTGAAAGATTTATTAAAATATCTCCGTCAAGTATTTCCGGTTAAGAGTATTTTTGAATTCATGAAAAAAGACATTTCTGCTTTACTATATGGTAGAAATACTGAAAAATCATTTAGAGTATGGTCAGGGAATACCAATGGTAGTAAAAGTATTTTCCAAGCTATGCTTAAGAAAATGTTCGGAGATTATTACAGAGATCTTCCTAATGAGTTCTATTCGCAAACCAAAAGAGATCCAAGTGGATCTTCTCCAGAAATGGCTCAGCTTACTGGAGCAAGAGTTGTTTTTTCAACGGAACCAGATGCTGGTCTTAACTTTAAGGCCGATAAAATTAAATTAATCACAGGTAGCGACAGTCAATTTGGAAGAGGAAATTATAAAGACGGAGGTTCTATTAATCCTTCTTACAACGCAATTATGGTTTTAAATAGAATTCCCAATATTTCTAATCTCGATGAACCAGCCAAAAGACGTTTTTCAATTACACCTTTCGAAGGTAGATGGGTGGATGAAGATGACGATATTGATGTACCTGATACTTTTGAAGAACAACTCAACGAGAAAATTTATTGGATGGACAAACGTTTTGAGAAACAAATTCCAAGATTAGCTACAGCTTTACTTTGGTTGTCCCTAGAATATTATCAAAAATATATCACTGAAGGACATCGAAAACCCGAATATATTCGTCAATCAATGAAAGATTACTGGAAGGCAAATGATCCATATATTTGTTTTATCGATGAATTTATCGAAAAGATGGAAAAAAGAGTCGATTGTAAGAAATGTGCTGATAAAGAAGAAACCGAAAAAGGATGTAAAAGATGTGATAAGGGATATAGAATGAAACCCGATAATGACTATAGAATTAGAACCAAAGATATTTTTGGAAATTTTAAGAAATGGCTTCGAACATCTGATTATAGCGTTAAACCTCCAACACAGGGTCAATTCACGGCTGATATGTGTACCCGAGATAAACTTGGAAAACAGGAGGGTTATTACTGGTCAGGATATAGGGTAAAATCAACTGCTGAAGAAGACAGCGATGAAGACGAGGATAACTGAAAATAAGTGAAAAAGAGGAAAATGATTTCTAAATAATAATATAATTTAGAAATAATGTCTAAAAAGAGAAATAAAAATTTTCATCTTTCTGTGAATGAAGAATTTAAACGAAGAATAGAAAAGATATTTCCATTGATTTCGGATGATCAAATTCCTAATTTTTCTTGTATAGCTACCTGGGAAATAGTTCAAGCTAATTTGGATAAAAATTGGAATTGGAGTTTTCTTTCTAGAAATCCTAATATTACCTGGGAAATAATTCAAGCTAATTTGGATAAACCTTGGTCTTGGTATTATCTTTCTGAGAATCCTAATATTACCTGGGAAATAGTTCAAGTTAATTTGGATAAACCTTGGTCTTGGTATTATCTTTCTGAGAATAGTAGCGTAGCCACCTGGGAAATAGTTCAAGCTAATTTGGATAAAAATTGGAATTGGAGTTGTCTTTCTACGAATTGTAGCGTAGCTACCTGGAAAATAGTTCAAGATAACTTGGATAAAGATTGGGATTGGGGTTATATTTCTGAAAATCCTAATATTACCTGGGAAATAGTTCAAGCTAATTTGGATAAAGATTGGGATTGGTATGGTCTTTCTGAGAATCCAAATATTACCTGGGAAATAGTTCAAGCTAATTTGGATAAAAATTGGGATTGGAATTATCTTTCTAAAAATCCAAATATTACATGGGAAATAGTTCAAGCTAATTTGGATAAACCTTGGAATCGGTATTGTCTTTCTAGAAATCGTAGTGTAGCTACCTGGGAAATAGTTCAAGGTAATTTGGACAAAGATTGGGATTGGCGTGGTCTTTCTGAAAACCCTAATATTACATGGGAAATAGTTCAAGCTAACCTGGATAAATCTTGGAGTTGGTATTTGCTTTCTGCTAATCCTAATATTACATGGGAAATAGTTCAAGCTAATTTGGATAAAGACTGGGATTGGTATTGGCTTTCTATGAATCCAAATATTACATGGGAAATAGTTCAAGCTAACTTGGATAAAGATTGGAATTGGGATCATCTTTCTAAAACTTTATACAATTCTTTAGAAGTAGAATACGGAAGAAAATACATGGCTACATTTTTAATTCAAAATAGATGGATAAATATTTGTGTTGATTCTCATCATCCAATTGGTCAGAGAATAATAAGAAGAAGATTTGAAAAATTGCTATGCTAAAAATGATATTTATATTATTTTTGTTAAAGGAGTTGGGTTTATAAAAGGGGTAGGGATGAAAGAATATTACAACATTTATATAGATGGAAAAAAGATTGGAAAAAGTGAAAACTACCAAGAAGCTCTTGGTTATGTTAAAGAAAATTACGAAGACATGATCAGGCGAATGGACTGGGAACCTAGAGGAGCAGGAGGTGTAGATCTATGGGGCAACGGAATTAATTCTATTATGATTGAAAAACATTATCCCGATGGTATTAATTTAGAATATTTAGCCAAAGAACATCAAAAAATAGAGAGTAAAAATACTCAGAATGACGAGAATGATGAAGACGATAAGGAAATAATTGATGTTGAAGAGAAAAGTAAAATGCCATTTACCCCCCGAAGAACTACCTTAAAAATGAAGAGAAAAAAGAAGATTTCAGTGATGAAAGTTGGTGAAATTAAAGAAGGGGAAGACGGAAAAATGTATATTTGTAAAGAAAAAGCCAATGGTAATTTATATTGGACTAGATATGTTGAAAAAACATATCAAGGATCTCCAGTTAAAAAGGATCCAGTTAAGAAATCTAGGAAATGCCCATCTAAACCAGCCAAAGATTTTAAATCTGGAACTACTAAGAAAGGAGAAGACGGGAAAATGTGGATAGCAAAAGAAATGACTAATGGAAAACTTAGATGGGTTAGAAAAGGAAAATAAAAGGAAATTGATTTCTAAATAATAATATAATTTAGAAATAATGTCTAAAAAGAGGATTAAATCTTTTCACCTTTCTGTGAAGGATGAATTTAAAAAAAGAATAGAAAAGATATTTCCATTGATTTCGGATGATCAAATTCCTAATTTTTCTTGTATAGCTACCTGGGAAATAGTTCAAGCTAATTTAGATAAACGTTGGAATTGGAGTTATCTTTCTGAAAATCGTAATATTACCTGGGAGATAGTTCAAGCTAATTTGGATAAAGAATGGGATTGGAGTTTTCTTTCTAGAAATCATAATATTACCTTGGAAATAATTCAAGCTAATTTGGATAAAGAATGGGATTGGCTTACTAGAAATCGTAATATTACCTGGGAAATAGTTCAAGCTAATTTGGATAAAGACTGGGA